CAAGTTCTACCAACGCATCTTTACCTAGTGGAGATTTAGCAACTTTCTTAACTGCTCTAGTTGCTTTCTTAACTAATTTACTTAAGAAATACATTTGTCTTCCTGTTTTAAGGTCCATGATTCCTCCTACAGGAGTATCTTTTATCATACCACCGTCCATAGCACCTGCTCTTAGTGCATCAAAATCAAATATAGAACCAGCGAATCTTGGAGCTATACCAGCGAACACACCTGTTGAAGGTGGTGATGTAGTTGTGTCGTCATCGTCGTCAGTATCTTTTTTTGGTAATATTGGATCTGGTCCATCGTCACGGACTACAACTAAATTACCAGAAGAATCGTAGTAATTACTTCTTAATGGATTACCATATGCATCTATATTACCTGATAACCTATCTGACATATATTTTTGATATGCTTCTTCAAATTCTTCTTCTGTTGCATCAAAACTTAATCCAGGTATTTTACCTGCTCTAATAACATTTTCAAAAAAAGGTCTGTTTATTGATGCATTAAAATCAGAAAATGCTTGCGCTGGTCCTGTAAAAAATTTACTCAAACCAAATAAATTAACTTTATTTCTTCTATCTAAAAAATTTTTAAACTCTTGTTCTCTTTTATTTAAAGTAGGAATAGTTGTTCCACCTGCTTCTCCTGGTTTTGTAGTCGATATTCTACCTGTTGCTACAGCTTGGTTATATTTTTGTAATTCACTGCTTCGGTCATCTGGACCTTTACTTACTATGTTTCTTACTTCTTGAGGAGTAGGAGTTTTTCTACCTTGAGTTTGTGCTACACTGGCTTGTTCTCTTCTGTCATCACCTCCTGAAAATCTACTGCCTCCCCCTGCAGAAGTTCCTGGAGACATTGATCGACCTCGATTACTATCAGCTAAAGCCCCTCTAAATAAACCTAAACGTCCACCTTTTTCTAACATCTGTCTAACTTGTTGTGCTCTTGTTATTGCCATTATTCTTCTTTGTCCTCATCGGACGCTGCACCTAACGGTGGCATCGCTGCTACTTTAATTTTTAAAGATCTTGTTATAAACTCTCTTTGAGTTGGTGAATTTGGATCTGCAATATCGTCTTCTGCTTCTTTGTCTGAACTATATTCATAATTAGTTTGTGTATTTCTTAACACGACTTCAGTTTCACATTTTACAGTGGGTACTTTTTTACCATTAATTTCTGTATAAGTTACTTCTGATTCTTCTATAAACGCCATAAATCTCCTTAATCTCGGTTTATTTCAAGTATTGCACAAGTGCCTTCAAATATATTAGCAGAACCTGCTTGTAATTGCAATTTATCATTCTCTTCTAATACAACTGAACCATCAGATATTGACTGAGAGTTACCACTATTTACAGTATGTTCTGCAAATTGAAAAGCTGTAGTTACAGAGTTATCATACAAAAAAGCTTTTATTTCTGTATTAGATGCTCCTACGTTTGCAACGTGTATATTTTGTACTATAGCTCTAGAGTTTGAAGGTACAGTGTATACATCTGTAACATTAGTAGTTGTTAAATCAAACTGAGCATTTTTATAAATATTAGCCATCGTTTCCTGCAGATTTAAACCAAGTAAATCTTTCTGCCTCCTGTCTTAATTCATCTAAAAATGTAGAATTTAATTGTTCTACAATTAAACTAATTGTCCTATTAATTTGTTTTTGGTTTGATACATCATATTCTTCTTTTGGTTCTGGTAATCTTACTACTATTTTAGCCATTATCTACGTCCATCTGGTTGCACATCTATTTTAAAAGTACCAAATCTCCAAGTTTGTGAAGAAGAATCATTTTCTATTTTTACATTAACATATCTACCTCTAGCTCTTGTGTCTTTTTTATCAGTAGAAGAGTTAATTGTAAATGGACTTAAAGTTGTTGTTGTATCTGATTGTTGAGGATATCTTTTAACAGCTAATGTAACTTTAGCATTTCCATCTAATGTCTTAAAATCAGGTACAAATCTTCTCATTGCAAGAAAAGTTTCTCCTGCAATCGTTGGACCTGTTGACCTTCCTTGTGCACTTTGCGCTCTTGATTGTATATCAAAATCATAAGATTTCACAAATGATGTAACCGTTGTTGTAGTACCATCTGGATTAACTTGGTCTGTTCCTACTTCATGTTCAAATAATACTGTTTGACCTAAACCATCTTCACCTATAACTACAGGAAATGTTCCAGAACTACTGCTAGTGAATTTAGTTGCAAAAGGTTTTGGATATACTGTTGAATCAATCCAACTTGTTCTAGCCTCTGTTCCTATATACCAAACTCCACCTTTCATTGGTTCTCCATAATTGAATACAAGATATTTGTCATTGTATTCAGAACTTGTAGATGGATAATACCAGACTACTTCTGTAAATTGATTATTTAAACCTGCATAAACTTGTTGACCTTTTGTAGTATCTAAAGAATCATACACAAAATCTTCTACACTACATGGTAAAGATTTAACTGTACCATCAAACATAAATAAACCATTTGGTGACATCCAAAATGCAGTACCATCTATCTCAACAGCTGCATTCTTACCAATCAATCCACAGTTTGTACCTACTTGTTCAAAACCAAATGTAAACGGAGCACCAATAAATTTCATTGTATACAATGCATTGTCTGTCCAAATTAGAATTGTTTCTTTAGCTTTTAAAGCACCCATGATTTTAGTTCCATCTTGCAGTCTTTGTGTACCTGCTGAGTTAATTGCAGTTACAGTATAATCATTTATATCTTCTTGATCTGAAAATCTAATAAACATATTATCTTGGGTAGAGGTTGTTCCAATAGTTGTTTCAGTTCCAAGATGAATTAAGTGTCTTGTTGTTGGAGATATTAAAGTTACCCTTGTTGCAGTTGGATTATTAGATGTAGAAAAACCAGATGTAGATGTAGATGCACGTGTTGTTAGTCTTGCTGCATTACCTGCGTTCCAAGTAAACGTTTTACCATTTGCAATTGTTGCAACAAGAACTTGTCCAAAATTACTTAATGACCATAAGCCTGGTTCAAGTGATACTTCTGATGCAGATGCAGCTTCTCCCCAATCTACAAAATCTGCAGCATTGGTAACAGTTGAACCATTTGAATGTGCAGCTCTTGTAGAACCATCTGCAGCTCTAGTAATACCTGTTAAATTATTTGAAGAAATACCAGTATAAGAAATTAATTCTGTTCCAACTTGTATTCTTCCTGATGTTGGAAAACCTGTTGTTGATGTTAAAGTAATACTAGTACCAGAACCACCTGTACCATTTGCATCATCTAATAATGCACCATTCAAAGTATTAGTTAATGCACCTGAAACAATTCCATCCCATTCAGATATACCCCAACCATAACCATAAGATTGTGCTGCAGAACCAACAGGCTCATACGGAATTACACTACATGCTCCACCACCTGCAGATCCTGTTGTAGTTTGTGTTCCAGTCACAATTGCAATCAAAGAAGATGTTACTCTTGTTACTTGAAATAATTTATTTTCAAAAGCAGCGTCTGTTAAACCAATACCAACAGGTACAGTTACATTATCTAATAAAATAATATCACCTGATTGTAAATTATGTGCTGAAGAAAATGTTAGAGATACTTCTTGTGTTCCATCTTGCGCTGACATAACAACACTACCTATTGTAGATTTTACAGGTGTTATATCATAAAGTTGACCTTCAAAATAAATAAGTAGAAATTTATCTGTTCCAATTGCAACGTATCTATTTCCATCCAAATCAACAAATGCAAACTGTCTTCGTGCAACTCCTACAATACTGTCAGATACAAGTGAAGACCAGCCCCCTACTTTTTCAGGTAAATTATATCTAAAACGAACATTATCAGAATCCACCCAACGAAACTCTGCGCCAGATTCTGTATTTTGTTTATCAATTCCTGGTAAGACTTTAAAATCAATTAGAGCCATGGTCCGTGCTCCTATATGTTATCTTTGTAAGCCCAGCCTCTTGTTGCATTAACATAAACTAAAGTAAATGCTGCGCCATTAGTTGATACTGTTAAATTAGCAGCAGTCCCTAATATGGGTTGACTATTTCTAGCTATTGTTAAGTTGTTAGATCCAAAGGCATTACCACTATCTATAAAATGAACCTCATCACCCACAGAAGGCGAAGCAGGAAGTGTAACTGTTACAGGTGTTCCAATTCCTCCTCCAGAAGTATTGATTAATAATTGATCTCCATTTACCGCAGTATAAGCACCTGGTATTGTGTAGTAACCTTTTGTGATAGGTCCTGAACTAATATTTGTGCCATCAGAATATAAAACAACTTTTGCACCTACAGGAATTGTAACTCCTGTTCCAGATACTGTTTTAACAGTTAATGTATAATTTGACGAAGATCTTGCTGTTGCATCTTCTACAACAAATACTCTTTCTGCAGAATCTGGCATAGTCACAGTTCTATTTGCTGTTAATGTACCAGTTAATTTAAAATATAAATTTTTACCATTTGATACAGCAAAGTTGTCTAATGCTAATGCAACATCAGCAGATCCAACTGCTAAAGATAAATATCCCGAAGCTGCTTGCTCTAAAATTTGTAAATTTGTATTTGTAATGGTACCCCAGGTACCAGCCTTTTCACCTGTTGTTATTAACTCTAATTTTAAATCACTTGACGTACTTGATGCCATTTATTTCTCCTATGGATTTAGTGGGTCTATTGGAACCCAAACTTGTGATGCCCCTGGAGGTATCGGGTTCCATGTTATCACAGATACCGACCCAGTTGCAACATTTATTTGAAAGCCTGTAGCTCCTATTTTTTGAGCAGGTATAGTCGCTATTGTGCCATTTGCAACATTTATTTGATTACCTGAAACAATTACAATTGGACTTATGACATTGCTTCCAACGTCAGAAAAAGGTGCTTGTGCAAATGTAGTTGCTCCAAAAAACATAATTTATCCTACGGTGTTGGAACAATAGTCCAAGACTGGTTTGCTCCTGTTTGTATTTCACTCCATATTCTAAGTGTAGCTTCTGTTGTAGCCACATTTACTTGAGTTCCTGTTGGTATTATATTCGCTTTTCCAACAATTGTCACGGTGCCTGTACTTAGATTAGCCCTGTTGCCTGATACAATAGCCGTTGCATTTGCTTTAGCAACCGCATTACCAATTGTTAAATTAACTCTGTTTCCTGTAACTGAGAAGTTTGCATCAGCAGATATTGTTACAGTGCCTGTGCCAATATTTAACTGAGATCCATTAGGTAAGATAACTGCTTTACCGATTGTAGTTACATTACCAACAGCTGTTTCAAAAGCATTACCTGTGACAGACACTACTGCACCTGCAGCAGTTGTTACGGTTCCTGTTGCAAGATCTAAGGCACTTCCAGTAGCGGCCACTAATGCATTTGCAACTACAGTTGGATCACCTGTAGAAACATTAATTCTGTTTCCTGTAACAGGGATAACGGCACCTGCTAAAATAGTTACGTTACCAATGGTAGTATTAACTCTACTACCTGTAGGAAGAACTGTTCCTGATATAGAGAGTGAAACTGTACCTGTGTCTGTATTTAATCTGTTACCAGATACTTTGAAAGCTAATTGTGGTGGGCTGACAGTTCCTGTATTAACATTAACACCAGAACCTGTTACGGCAACATCAGCATTTAAAATACCAATATCTGAGAAGGGAGCTTCTGCAAAGGATGTTGCGCCAAAGAACATGGTAGGTTACCTACCTTGTTTCAATTCGTCTATTTCTTTTTTCAACTCTTTTATTGCATTGACTAATACAGGAACTAATCTTTCATATTTTAGACCATAAGCTGTTTCATCTTCATTGATACTTACAAATAACATATCCTTTTTACTGTTTCCATAACCAATTTCATTTTCTAAAGCTAAAACATCTTGTGCCATAAATCCAATATTAACTCTGTCTTTTTTGTGAGTTCCATCTGGTGTAATATCTAATATGCTTTGATTGTCATCTGTTACATACCAACTTCTTTTATCCCAAACATAAGTTTTAGGATTTAGTTTTGTTATAAAATCTAAACCATGTGTGAAATCTTTAATATCAGCTTTATCTCTTTGGTCAGATGATGAAATTGTTGTATCTGCACAATATAAATCTGTAATATTATTATCTCCAAGAACAACATTATTTGAACCTGTTGTAATTTCTCCTGATGGTGAACTACCTCTACCAGCATCTTTACCTAGTAATATATTATTGTCTCCAGTTGTTACTGAGAAACCAGTACGACAACCTATTGCAACATTATGCAAACCATCTGTAATAGAGTATAATGTTTGATAAGCACCTATTGCCACATTACACCCAGCTGTCGTTCCAGTACGCAATGATTGACGACCTATTGCTATATTACAAGCACCTGTTGTAAGACTACAACCAGCGGCATCTCCTATTCCAACATTAGCACTTGCTGTTGTAGCAGCTTTTAAAGAATTTTTTCCAACAGCAACATTGCCATCACCTGTTGTGTTAGAACATAGAGCAACATAACCAATTGCTGTATTGCTTTCTCCTGTGTTATTAAGAAGTGAATCATAACCAATAGCTGTGTTAGATGCGCCTGATGTGTTTGTACATAATGCACGATAACCCATAGCAACACTACCACCATATGTATTATTTCTAGCAGCATGATAACCTACAGCAGTAGAACCTGAATTACCTACTTGACATTGTAAAGCCTGTCTTCCAAAAGCAGTGCTATAATTACCTGTTGCTAGTTGTAAAGCTGATGCACCTACAGCTGTATTATCTAATCCTCCAGTAACAGAACACAATGCCTGTGCGCCAACAGCAGTATTAACATTTCCTGTTGTAAGATTAGTTAAAGCCTCTGCACCTACAGCTGTTGCAAGAATTGCTGTTGTGCTATCTTTTAATGCACTATTTCCTAATCCTACATTACTGTACCCTGTTGTGTTACTGTATAATGTACATCTACCTACTGAAACATTTCCACCGCCTGTAGTGTTAGAATATAAAGAATATCTACCAACTGCTGTAAGATTTGAACCTGTAGTATTAGTTTCTAATGTATTATTACCAACTGCAACATTATCTCCACCTGTCGTATTAGATAATAATGAATTACGACCGATTGCTGTATCTCCAGCACCTGTTGTATTAGCACATAAAGATTGATAACCAACTGCGGTGTTGTTATTTCCTGAATTACTTAATAAAGAATAAGAACCTACTGCTGTATTATTTATTGAAGAATCAGATGTATTACTTAATGATGCAAATCCAATAGCAACAGAATCGTTATTTGCATTACCATTATCAAGTGTTTTATACCCAATGGCAGTATTTCTTGTTCCTGTTGTGTTAGATGCTAAAGCACATAAACCAACAGCTACATTACAAGAAGCTGTAGTGTTAGATAGTAAAGCACCACAACCAATTGCTGTGTTTTGAGTTCCTGTTGTATTAGCATATAAAGAACATAAACCTACTGCTGTATTATTATCTGCTGTAGTATTGGATTGTAAAGAGAAAGACCCAATAGCAGTGTTATTTCCACCTGTAGTCATTAAATGACCAGCACAAAAACCAACACCAACATTACATGCACCTGTTGTATTTGCCTCAAGTGCTTGGTTTCCAACAGCTGTATTTTTACTTGCAGTATTCATTTCTAAAGATAAATCTCCAACTGCTGTGTTATTCCCACCACTAACATTACAAAGTAAAGAATGTCTACCAACGGCAACATTATTTCCACCATCTGTTTGACTTAATGCTGCACAAGATCCTATAGCAACGTTACCTGCCCCTGTAGTGTTAGCTCTCAATGCATTTTTACCTATAGCAGTGTTATCACTTGCTGTTGTATTACCACTCAAAGATTGCGAACCAAAAGCTGTATTATTACTTCCTGTCGTATTTGCATCTAAAGATGTATACCCAAATGCAGAGTTTTCTTGACCTGTTGTGTTAAGAACCATAGCTGATCTACCTACAGCTGTATTATATGATGCCGTAGTATTTGTGCCTAAAGCACTTACACCAATTGCTATATTACAGCCACCTGTAGTATTACTAGTTAAAGCATTTGAACCAACTCCTGTATTATGAGAACCAGAGGTATTAGCAGTTAAAGCTACATGACCTATTGCTGTAAGATGTTGGCCAGACAAAGAACCATCATCTAATGCTTGATCTCCTAATGCAACATTGTTAGTTCCTACAGGATAATTACCATCTAGTTTGATTGTAGCATTTGCACCATCGACTGATAATGCACCCGTTAAAGTTAAATTCGCTCCTGAAGATAATGCTACACCTGAAGGTACAGAAATAGTATCACCACTGTCACCTAACGTGACAGTAGTGCCTGATCTTGGACTAATTTTATTTACTTTGACTTCACTCATTTATCTTCAGTTTTAGCCTCTTCCTTGATCTCTTCAGGTAAGTTCTTTGTAAGAACATCCATGTAGTGTTTTAATAAAACCTCAGTATGTTGAAATTTTATTTTCAACTTACTTTGATCTTGATGTAGTACTTGAATATTCTGTAACGCAGCTTTACCCTCGTCCGAAAGTTTAGTTTCGTCGTAGTTCTTATCGTTTACAGTTATCATTGTACTCCTTAACTAGCTGTGTATGCTTTACCAGCCGTGATTGCAGAATTTGCTGCAGTCATGTCTTCACTTCCCCAGTCACTTTTAGCAACCATAAGTTCTAAGTGCTCAACATTTCTGTCAACAGTGCCTTGTATATCTTCAGCTGACTCATCTGCCATTTGTGATCCATCAATGATACCATTGATTAAATCAACAGAGTGACCCATTGCTGTATAGTCTTGAGCTAATTGTTCTGCTGTTCTTGCTTCGTCTGACATAGTTATCCTCCTTAATTAATCCGTTGCGCAGGCAACTGGCTTATTTTTATCAAGTTTCTTGAATTTATCAATAACTAATTTAGGTTCTACCATATTGTTTCTTGGATCGCTATCGATAAATTTAGTTTCATCCCACTTATCTTTCATATGAAAATGTAAGTTTTTATTGTGAGAATATCCGAATTGAGTCCATCTTGTACTACCCCAAATCACAACACCAGGTGTTCCCGTTGATGCTGAGAAATGTTGTAGACAGCTATCAATACTAATGAACCCTTCTGCACCCTTCAACATTTCATGGATCTGGGCCCAGTGTAGATCACATTTAATCGTGTTTTGATACCCTGGTTCATTGGGTAATGTACAATCAATTATTACTGTGTCTTTATATTCTTCTTGCAACATATTTATTACTTGTTGCGCTAAGAATGGTTGATAGTTTCTATTTGGATTAATATTTTGATATTGATTATTAGCATTAAAACCAGCTCTTGGTTGACCACCAGAAAATTGTACTAAGATATATTTTCCAATATTATTGTCTCCTAACCATTTATCAACACTTTCTTTGTGTTGATCTGTATAGAGTTTTGGTCTCATAGATTTATCATATTCAACACCGTGATGCTCACAATAACTTTCAATGATGTGTTGCTTACCAAATTGAAAATTAGATTTGTATGGCTCACAGTAAAAAATATTATCTGAGGCCATTATTCTTGGATCTTGTATTGGTAGTGTTTGCTCTAAAGCAAGTTTAACATCAGGATTACCTGCAAAGCAATCGATGTACGGAGTGTAAATTTGTAGTTCC